TGGTGGGGGTAGGCCCACGCCCCTCCCCCCGAAAGCCCAGAGATCAGCGCATAGCTGGGTCTGCCGTAACCCTTTCCATCGCCTCTACGTGGGCTGCGAGCGAGTACCCCTTCGGGGTGGCCGTGCAGTCACAGTGGGGATGAAAGGGCGGGCGAAGGCTGGCCGGCTGTTCTCCCTGCCTCGGCAGACAAATAGGGCAGGAGCCACCGGCGATGATGACCGCCGCGCCTTCGCCGAGCATGTCGCTACCGGCGAGGCTGACCGTATGGCGGCCGATCGTCCGGGTGAGCATCAGCACCTCAGCACCTAGGGGCATCAGCTGCCCCGCTCGGTTGTACCGGGCGCCGACCGCCTCCCGTTGCGAATCCTCGAGATTGTCGGGCCGCGCCGTGCCGATCGCGTGCCGTGCCCCGACTTCGGCCGTGGCGACCGCCCGCACCAGGCGGGTCTCAAGGGACCGGGCGAGAACGTCGGCCCGCTTCGCGTCCGTCATCGGCAGGCCGGTCAGGAGGTTCAGGGCCTTCGCCGACAACGCATAAACCACAGTGACGTCGTGGGCTGCAAAGTGCGCGTCAGTCCGCATGGCGATGAGAACGTCAAGAGCTTCTTTCAGCAGCTCGATCCGATCGCCTTCGGGCGCCGCCGCAACAAGGTCTCTGACCCGCCGCTCTGCCTCAGCAAAACGACGGGCCAGGTCCCTCAGCACCCCTTCAACGGGTAGGTCCCGCATCAGGTGAGTCCTATTCGTCCAGCAGGATGATCGCCTCGGGATTCGGCAGGAGAATGTCTGCGCGAAGTTTGCCGCGCATCTCCGATTCATCCCTGTGGAAGAGACGAGAACGATCGACCTCAATCGTGGCGTCCTGACGAGGCGTAATGACTACCTGCGACGGGGCGTACACGAAGGTCCGCGTCAACTGCGTAGACGTGAACACTTTCGGCATCTCTTTCGGTGCCGCAAGCTGATCTTCGTTTTTGTTCTTCATCAGCGCCAGCGCCGTGAAGACGCTCGGCGGTCCAACCGCGACGTACGGTCCCGGAGCGTTGGCGTCCTGCAGCGCGCCAACCGCTTCGATGAACGGATCGTATTTCGTCGGTTTTTTGCCGTGCTGGATACCGGCGATATTCGCCATCCCGTCCGGCCCGTCTTTTTCGATTGACGAGTCACCTTCAAACACGGTGAAGTCGAGCTTCAGCGCGAGCATGAGAGCCAGGTGGTTATTGAGTACGTCGATCACGGACGGCTCGGAGTCGTCAATGACCTCGTTCTCGATCTGGATCAGGTGCGCCAGCTTCTTCGGCTTGTTGGTGAGTTTCGTGATCGTCGGATCGCCCTGTGGAATCTCCGTCCCGGCCGCGATCCACGAAGGATCGACTGCCGTTGAGAGCTTCGGCCAAATCACTTCGGCCTTATCGGTCGGGATCGTGAGGACTCCCGACAGGAGGGCAACCGAGCTAGGCCGCAACGCCTCAAACAGGTAAGACGAAAGCTCGGGCGGGGTGATCGCCTCTGCGTCACCAACCCCGATGCTCCGCGTCTCGCCCTTGCGGACGCTCTGGATCGCCTCGACCACGCGCCGCTCGACATCGCTGCCGCCGTCGCCCGTCCGGTCCTCTGGACGGAGACGATCGCGGATCACAAGGCCGCCACCGTTAGCCGGACGATCGCCCGGTTTCGGCTCGGGCCGCGTGCGCAGCTCCACCGACGCGGACGGGTACGCAGGGTACGTCGCCAGCGTCACGTCATGGAGCTCTTTGATGGTTTTGACGGTCCTCAGCTCGTCGCCCTGCCATTCCTCCTCGTCAACGACGAAGCGGAACGATGCGCCGTCCAGGTCACGACGCTCCACAGCCTCGCGGAGGTCGGAGCGCGTCTCTGGAAGCTCGCACTCAAATTTGAGGCCCCGCGAATCGCTCGACAGTTTGAGCGTCCCCGATTTCGTCCGACCCAGGACGATGTTCGGATCGTGATTCAGCAGGCAACGAACGTCTACGTCGTCGCCGGCCAACACGTTGTCGAAGGCGCCCGCCGCGATCCGCTCGCGGTAGCCGCCCAGGTCTCGACTCTCGGTCCCGTACACGGCTGCATAGCCGCTGACCGTCCTACCTTTGACGTTAAGTCCTTCAACGTCCACATCCACCGTCCGCTGCTCAGGAGCGTCGGGATGGGTGCGCTGCTCGATTCTCTTGCTCTGAGCAACAGACATACGTACTCCCTTAGTTGATGTTGATCTCAGCGGCGAGCGCCCGGACGTATCCGAAATCTCGCCGGTCCTCCCAGGCGACAATCCGCCACCTGCCTCGACTCGTCGTTAGACGTACACCCACATCGAAGTCTTCTGCGAAGTCTTGGACGAGCCGGTAAGGAATGACGACTTCCACTTCGGCGTCTACGTGTTCGGCCGGACCAAATTTCCCGTAGGCCCGTTTGTCGGAGACGTAGCAGTCGGCCGACCCTTCCCAAAGCAGGGCCTCCACAGGGGAACGGCTGCCGCCTTCGTCTTCCTCTTGATCGACCTTCGCGATCACGGTCAGCTTGGCGTTCTTCGGGGGCAGCTTCACGAGCCGTTGCCGTTCCCGTTGAGGGCCGGGTCAGGCCGCGGCTCAGGCTGTGGCAGCGGCGGCACGTCCGGCCGCTCAGGCTCTGCTTTCAGGTTCTCCCGCTCGCGGACCTCATCGCGGTTCATCCAGCCGGTGATCGGGTCGAGCGCCATCCTGTAAACCTCCGCTCGCGTCTTCGCATCGCTGCGCAGGAGAGCGTCAAGAAGGAACTCTGCGTACTCGGTGCGGCCCATCAAGTCCTGGTCAGCGCTGAACGCCTGCTCGATCGACCGGAGGGTGAAGCCGAGGCCGTACTTGAGGAATTGAAGATCCTGCTGTTCGACGTTGCTGTACGTCATGGACTCGCCGGAGTCCGCGCCGATCATCCAGGGCGGGACGCGGAAGATGCGAGCCGTTTGAACCGAACTCAGTTTGTGCTGCTCAAGGAACTGCGCGTCACCGAGCGGCATGGAGAACGGGACGAAATCGACTTCACCTTTCAGCACCGCGATTTTGTGAGCGTTCGCTACGCCCTGGTGTTCGGCGTTGAAGCCATCGCGCAGGCTTTTGATGTCCTCGTCGTCAGCGTCGTACTTCTGCAACTTGAGGACACCGGACGGCATCGCGTCGTTGGCGAAGAACACGGAAGCGTGTTCGTCTAGCTGCTCTGAGTGGCCGAGAACGACCCGCGCCTGACGAACCGGCGACATACCGAGCAGACCGTCGGTGGTCAGCATCTTGACGTGGATCACGTCGTCGGTCGTTAGGTTCGGAATGCGCTGACCCTTGGGGCCGACGTATTCAAAGGCTGGCTTGCCGCGCTTGAGTTCGACCTTCATCCGGTCGGGGTTCATCAGGCCTAGCTGGACTAGTCGACCACCTTCTTTGTACTTGCCGACGTAGGCGTTGCCGTGCGTATTCAGATGCACGACAAGCTGTCCAATGAACGAGGGCTGGGTGACGCCGGGGGCGGGTTCGGAGAGCAGTTCAGGCCCGATCCCGCGCTCAATCCTCGCCCGCCCCTGTGGCGTCTTGCGATAAGGGATCAAGGGAAGCGATCCCGCCGCCTCTGCCATTGCCCGCACGCAGGCATAGGCGTCCGCAATCTCAAGGCTGCCGCGTGGCGTCACCGCCCGTCCGCTTGGAGTTGAACTCAACATCACGGACGGCACGTCCTCGCGCCTGAGCGTCCTGGCCTCTCCCAGGATGGCGCTTGCCACAGTCGATCGGACGCTCATGACGGGAGTATAGGCTAACCCTAAAGTAGAGGTTTAGACTTGCTCCCGAACGACGCCAAGAAACCCACCTATAGAGGGCTTTTAGCCTTTGCCAGGGCCATCGATGAGCCACTGGAGCGCTTCCAGCAGCGGATCGCGGCTAAGCACTTCGGGCCTGAGCATGAAGCGGCCGCAATCGTCCCTCGCGGCAACAAGAAGACGACCACTGCCGCGATCATCGGCCTGCACCATCTCCTGACCGTCCCGAACGCGGGCGTCACGATCGGCGCGGCCACCAGGGACCAGGCCAAAATCTGCTTTGAACGGATGAAGGGATTCGCCGGCCATGAGGCCCTGCGCGGCCTGGTGACTCCCCGGACCTTTGAACTCAGGGCTACCTCCCTCGCAGAGGACCGCGATCCGCTGGCAAAGATGTTCGGCGGCGAGGCCATCCTCAAAGTGGTGCCGTCGAACGGAGAGCGGGCACACGGCCTGAGCTCCAGCTTGTATATCGGCGATGAGCTTTGGGCATGGCGTCAGGAGGGCGAGCTACTTGAGGCGATGCAGACCGGCCTCATCAAGCGACCTGACGCGAAGTTCCTAGCGATCAGCACCGCCGCCGCTCGGCTCGACTCTCCGCTTGGTCGGTTGCGCGAACGTGCCTTAGCTCAACAGGAGGTCACGAGCAAAGGCTTCGTGATCGAAGCCAACGGAGAACTCGCATGGATTGAGTGGACGCTTCCAGAGGATGAGTCGCTAGACGATATGGCGGCGCTCAAGAAGGTGAACCCGGCCGCGTACATCACCACGGCGGCGCTTCGACGGCAGCGGGCAGCGATCCCCGACATTGCCTTCGCGCAGTTCCACGGCAACCGTTGGGGTGTGCAAGAGGGTGCCTGGCTACCGGCCGGGGCTTGGAACAAGTGCGCAGGCGAAGCGACGATCGAAGCGGGCGAGTCCGTTGTGATCGGGGTAGACATCGGCGGCAGTCGAGCGAACAGCGCCGTGGTGATCGCAACTCCTGACCTGCGCGTGCAGGCGAAGACTTGGATAGGCGATCGGTCGGTTCTCGATGTGGCCGAGTTCCTTGACTCGATCGCAAGCGTCTACAGCATCCAGGAGGTCGCCTATGACCCGTGGCGCTTCCGATCGGAGGCTCTGAGGCTTGAGGAGAAAGGCATGACGATGGTTGAGTTCCCGCAGTCACACGCCCGCATGGTCCCGGCCTCGGAACGGCTGTATGCGGCGGTCACGGAGGGCAGGCTGACGCACGGCAACGATCCCGAATTGAACGCGCACGTCGGCGCGGCCGTGGCGAAACAAACCGATCGCGGCTGGCGGCTCGATCGCAGCGCAGGCGGCGGCAACATTGACGCGGCGGTCGCCCTGGCGATGGCCGTCGATCGCGCAGGCGAGCCGGTCCAGAAGACCGCGCTGCTCGGCTGGATCTGATGCCCTCTCGGCCCTGCCTCGTCTGCGGGCAGCTGACGTCGGGTTCAAGCTACTGCGGTCGCCACAGGCGAACGGGCGGTCCTCGGTCTCCTTCAAGCAGCCGGACTGGCCGGCGATCGTTCCGCAAGTTGAGGATGGAATGCCTGATGCGAGACGGGCACCGCTGCATCAGGTGCGGCAGCCGAGATGAGCTAGAGGCGCATCACATCGTCCCTGTGGCGAACGGCGGGGAGGATTCGTTAGACAACCTCGAGACTCGTTGTAAGCGCTGCAACCCACGCGGCCCGGTGCAGTAGCCGACTGAGAGGACCGGCGCCCCGTCTACTCCGTTTGAGGAGGGAGTCGAGGGGGCAGGCGCCGGTCCTCCCATTCGGCCGTGATCGAAGCTAATGGATTGTTGAGCGGTTTACAAAAAAGATGGCTTTTCTGGTTGTGGCATTTTTAAAAATGCGCTTACAGCGGCGGCTTCCGGTATCTCTTGGCAAAAACCCGTCGCCTCCCCCGCCACGACGCCCAGCAGACATGCGGCCCTCTGGCTCTCTCCCCAGCGCTAACGGAGGCCGACCCCTTCCCCTGGGCCGACCCCCACAGCACCACCTACGTCACCACGCAGCGGTCCCTAGTGAGGCACCCTCCGCGAACCTCCCATGCGGGTCCGGCCCTGCGATCGCCCACGCGGTCTCCCACGACAAGCCGGGGTTATCTCGGCGGAACGCAGCAGCTACGTCGTGCCGCTCAAGTTCGCGGGCTAGGCCCACATCGTCTAGCGCCCAATGCAGGCGGGCATACTCGCGCCGCTGCTCGGGACCGTCGAGCCTGTCTAGTAGCTCCATGAACGTTCCGGGCGGGGGATCGTATGCCTCGTCCAGCCACCACAACTCCCGCTCATCGTCGCTCGGCACCGGCGCCCGCCATTCGGTCGGGTCCACCGTGCCCTCCTCCTCCAACACCTCTAGCTCCTCTACTTGTTCGGTCATGCGCACTCCTCTCCATTCGTAGTCGTTAGCTGCGCTGCCGTGATGAAGTCCTCGGTCGAGATGAGGCCGCGAAGGTGCAGCCGACCGAGCATGAGCGGGTCTACAAAGCCTGCGCCCTCGCACCAGGCGCAGTCCTCTAGCCCGAAGTACTGAGCAGTCTCGGTAGGGACGTACTCGGCATACAACGTGCTTCCCCAGCAGACCGGACATATCGTCGTTAGCTGCCTAGGCATAGGCCCTCTCCCTTCGGATCGGACCCTTTCCCCGCCTATAGGGGCGGGGGACGGGGGTACCGTTTCCTAGCCCCCAGGGAAAAGCTAGGGACCGTTTCCCCTCTAGCCACGATCGACCAGGGAAACGTTTCCCTCGGGCACGCCCACCGCGACTCATCGTTTCCCTGCCTTCCGGGAAACGCTTTCCTGTGCCCCGTACGGCTCAACCGCGTAGTGCTTATGCGCGTTCCCCTCGGCCCGTATCTCGACGTAGCCCTCGGCCTCTAGCAGCTCCAAGGCAAGGCCGACTAGCTCCGTCTTCCCCTTGACCGCAGCTCGCACCGCTTTCTGGCTCAAGCCGGGGTTGCCCTCGACGTACTCGCTGATCTTCTTCATCAGCTTCTCGGGCCGCACCGTTGCCGGGGGTGCCACAGGCGCCCGGAGTTCTACGGACGCGATGCCGTCGTTCTCCTTGAGAACTAGATCGCCCATGTGTCCCTGTTCCGCCTCGCGGCGAAGCCAACCGGGACGATCCTTCTCCACCTTCACTTTGACCCTGCCGGTCTGCCCGCGCCCGAACGGCTCGATCACATCGAGCGATAGGGCTACGTGAATCCCGGCGAGTTTGTGCTGGGCACCGAGCGCATACCTGCCGCGCCCTTCTTTCGCCTTCGTCACATGGTCGATCTGCAAGACCGCCATGCCGAACTTGACGAGGTTCCTAGGGAGGCGCCGGAACCACTTTGCAACGTCCTCGTTGCTGTTGGTGTCTAGACCCTCTAGGCCGAACGCCTCCGTCAGCCCGTCAAGGATCGCTAGCTCGCAGTCGTACTCGGTGAGGATGTCTGCGAGGTCATCCCATCCTTCGGCTACCGATTCAAACGGCTGCACGTAGTGCAGATATTTGAGCAGCAGTTTCGGGTTCGTCCCCATCGCTAGCTGCCTCTCCACAGCCGTATGCGGATCGTCCTCGAAATCCACGTAGAGGACGTGCCGTCTGGTCTCGATCAGCTCTTGCGCCGCTAGGTGCGCGAGCCATCCCTTCCCGGACTCCGGCTCGCCCCAGATCGAATGAATCTTCTGGGGGTAGAGCAAGGGGACGTTGTCGTTCCGCAGCAGGATCGACGGCGGCGGCGGGCCGTTGCCATCGATGAACTTTTTGAGGGGTACTGCTTTCCACGTAGCGCGTTCGTCACGGCCTGCCATGAGGTCGCCTGCCGGACAATTCGCGCTCTGCGGCCGAGCAAGTCGCCCCGGCCTTCATCCATCTAGTCATCTTTGGTCCCTTCGGGTTCCTAGAGGGATCGGCCCTAGAAGCTCGGAAAAAATCCGACTAGGGGTCGGGATGGTTGTAGCGACAGAGGCGCAGGGCGTCCGAGGCGCTTGGCGCCGGCATCACGCCGAAGCGATCTGCCGAGAGGTGGTCGCAGAGCATGTCGAGGGTGACCTCGTCGTCCTCGCAGACGACGAGATTGGCGATGTCTTCTCGTTCAGGGAGCATGGGTGACTAAGTCCTCGGCGCCTCGAACTCTCCCCCCTCATCCGCCGGGATCTCCAAAACGGCGACGGCGCCACGGCAGCAGAGGATGCGGCGGGGCGGCACCCGACGGCGCACTGAGAGGACCCTGCCGTCGCGATCGAGGAAGTACACGTCGAGGGCGAAGCGCATGCCGAAGGTGTGGACGCTCGAGCAGCGCGGAATCAGCAGCCCCGGCCCCGCCTGCGAGCGCTGGCGCCAGGCGAGGCCGCGCAGGCGGAGCCTGAAGCCAGTGGCAACCGGGACCTGGGGAAAAGCTCCGCTCACCCCTCTCCAAGCCCCCGGCAAAGGAGATCTCTCCCCCGCTTAACCGTGCAACCCGCCCTTCAGGGTGCAACCGTGCGTTCAGGCGATGGCCCGAACAGGCACGTCTCTAGGATGATCGGCAAGATCATGGCCCTGCTCGCGCTGGGCTTGCGTGAGCAGGACGGCTTCAACTCATGGATAAGAAAACGACCCGCAGAGGGAATTACGAGTCTGGCTCCGACTACGTGTTGGAGTACGGAGAGCTCCGCTTCGCCTTCAACGAGGAGGACTTCGCGCAGCGCGTCGAGCAGGCGGCGGTGAAGCTCCGCTTCGTCAACCAGGGGCTCAGCGCCGAGGAGCTCGACGACCTCCTCGACCTCGCGGTAAGCGGCGAGATCGCCGAGCCCTCCTCAGCCCT